CTCCACACTTGCACATCTTTTCTCCTTTGGTGAATGTCTGAGCAAAGCACAGCCTTACCGTAGCCTCACTACAGTTCGCACTGTGCCGCAACGCTTCTCCTTCGGAGCCATGCCGTCGCTTCGCACTACCCTAGACTTGTTTCAACCACCCGGCTCTAGGATTCGCCCACCGTCCCCGCCTTGGCTTGCTCGTGCAGCGGGGTATCTCAAGCCTGACCACCGACGTACCGCATCAGGCCGTCCAAAAGCAAAAACCCCTAGAAGATGCTCTGCGGTCTTGGCTCTTGGCGAGAGCAGCAGCAAGGCGATTGAAAGCGTCAAAAGACTCGCTTACTGCCATGCAAGACCGCACAGCACCCACTAGGGGTTCTTCCGCTTTCATCGCCTAGATGCCACTCTAGACAAACGCATTGTGGCACAACCAAACGCAAAGCAAGTGATAAAAAACCTGCAAAACCGAGGGTTTCCACTATAGGGTGACGCTTGTGTCGTGCTAGGATTCATCCATCGCAACAACGCGATGCCTAACGGAGCTAAATGATGAACGCAAACCAACAATCTGCAATTCGCCGCGCTACCAACCTGTTGTCACAGCAATATCACCAAGGCCGACTGTCCTTTACGGTTCAAGAGTTGGGCAACGACAAACTTTTGTTTGCTGCAACCAACATCCACGGTGACTTGGCATGGTTCCAAAACACTGCTGATTTTTTTGCAATTGTCGGCCCTCGCGGTGGAATTAAGAAGTACGAAGGCAACATGAGCCTGTAACCATCCCGCCCCCGTGCGGGGGCATCTTTGAAAGACAACACATGAAACAAAAACTCATCGACATAGCCTTTGCCATCCTCACCGGCTTGATTGGCTGCGCCTTCCTTCTTCATGCGCTCGGTGCGCTTTGGGAGTGAGCATGAAAGACGATGGTGAATACCGCGTAGAAGTTAAGGTCAGGAACAACCTGATCCTGAGCGCAATGGAGGCTGCGGGCTATAAGAACGTCAATCAGTTGTGTGTGGCGGGCGGCTTTGCCCCTACGCATATCGGCGCGTTTGTGAACATGAAGTGGTCGCCATTGGCTGCTGATGGCGACTTGACCCCAACAGCAAAGCGTCTGTGCGACTTTCTTGGCGTGCTGCCTGAAGACCTTTGGACGCCTGAGCAACTGATGTTTGTGTTGCCTGACAACAAGTCGCACTTTAACGTCGGGCATCGCGCCATGATGGAGATGCTTGCGCGTCACACGGGCGAGTTGTTAGAGCAGCCTGACATTGATGCAAACATTGAGAGCGATGATCGTAAGCGCATCATTTCCGAGATGCTCGACACGTTGTCGCCCACTGAAGCAAAAGTGTTGCGCCTGCGGTTTGGCATTGACTCACCCGACGAGCAAACGCTTCCTCAGATTGCCGAGCTTTATCAGCGCAGCAATGAGCGCATCAGGCAAATTGAGATGAAAGCCATTAGGCGGTTGGGTGACAAGATACGCGGCCCAAAGCTAAAGCCTTATGCCCAAGTGCAGCCAAAGGTTGACTTTGACGCCATCAAGAAAGCGCACGAGCTTGCCAAGATGACACCGGACGAACGTGCTGAGTTGGAAGCTAAACAGAAATCACAGGAGCAAGAAAATGACACAACAAGACAAGTCTGATTGGGGATTGGCCGATGAGGTCTATGAAGAATTCCGCATCGCGCATCCCGAGCTTTTTATGGGCGGTGGAAAGTGGGGCTTTCACAACTTCCTGCGCTACGCACGGGATCAGCTTGTGGCAGGCGATGCGATCCGCAAGGTCAAGGGTAAGCATTGGATTGCTAACCGCAAAACGTTCAATCAAGTCGCATTTGAAGTCGTGACAGTTGGCTACGACAAAGCCATAAGCGATGGAGTTGACGAATGAGATGGCTTACCGATTGGCTTGCTGCTGCATGGGCACTTGCCATCTTGCTTGTGATCTTTCTCGGGCCTTTTGTGTTGGTTGGGATGTTGGTCACCTACCTGTGGGGGATGCTATGAGCGAACCCGTGATGTGGACAACGATAAAGGGCAAGGAAGGTCTTGTGCCGCTTTACACCAAACCACAACAGCGCAAGCCGCTGACAGATGAGGAGATTAAGCATTTGGCGCGACAGGCGGCTGACCTTCCGTGGAATGTGGTCAACCGAATTCTTGAAAGCAATTTTGTCCGCGCAATTGAACGCGCACACGGGATTGGGGGTGATGCATGACCCGCGATGACATCATGCAATTGGCATTGGATGCGGGTATTCGTGTTGCGTCTGTTTCAGATGCTGTCGATCCGCGCAATGTTTATTTGCACGAGCTTGAACGCTTTGCTGCGCTTGTTTCCGGTGCCGAGCGTGAACGCCTCGCCGCGAAGTTTATGGAAATGCATAACGCTCAACAGCATCGAAATAACTACTTTGCTTTCGCCGCAAGAGTTATTAGGGAGGAAGCATGACCCGCGATGAAGTCAAAGACTTGCTCAACGCGATACCGCAAAACCTGACCGCTGATGAGTTCATCATGGCCGTGGTCAATGCGGCAGCAGAGTGGGAACGAAGGCAGTGCGCGATTCTTGTTGAAACCCACATGGGCAACGAGCATCAGAAGTCGGCCCTGTTGTGTGCAGCCGCGAAGATAAGGAACCGCACATGATCGCCCTCCCTGAATGGATCGACCCCGAGGCTTGGGAAGGCTTTTGCGAGATGCGTAAGGCCATGAAGAAGATTCCCTTTACCGACCGCGCACAGAAGATGGTGCTCAAGTCGCTGTATGACCTACGCGCTGCCGGACATGACCCGAATGCTTCGCTTGACCAATCGACGCTGATGGGATGGCGCGATGTGTTCCCCCCACGAGCTAAGGAAATCCCCGTAATCAAGTCGCAAGCCGACGAGACAGCGCGATACCTTGCCGAGCAGGAAAGACACCGTAGAGAGTCTAAAAACAGCCCTGCGCGTATCGCAGCCCTACAAGCAATCCGACGAGTCCAATGATCAAAGTCAACGCCATGTCTCAGGCGCAGTTAATCAAGCTGCTGCTCGACGGCACGCACACTTGCACCGAACTAGCCGAGGCGACCGGATTGCACTACGTCACCGTGCTGCATTACTGCCGCGAGCTTCACAAGGCCGGTGCTGCACACATCCATATGTGGGAGAAAGACAGCCGAGGAAGGGACTTGCTCAAAGTCTACAAGTTGGGACAAGGCAAGGATGCCAAGCGCCGAAAGATGAGTTCGGCAGAGCGTCAGCAGAAGTACCGAGACAAAAAGAAGCACGCTCAGATGGTGCAAGTGACCACCGGCAACGGTGAATACGAACCCCGCGCCAATGGCCGAATTGGTTACAAGGTGGCCTCGTGATCTCCTGCATGGGCGGGTGGTGTGACCGCAGAGAAAAGTGCCTGTACTACCAATACCCTTCTATCAACCATGTCGAGCGACTATGTGAGGACGGCAGCTATGACGCATTTGTATCGAGAGTTTCACTTGCGCGACCTGAACGTGTGGAACGTCTTTGTGGCCTTCGTGGGGTCGAACGCGAAAGCAATGGCCGACGCGGGGACTCCCCTGCGGCTTATCGTCACCACCGCAGAGACAAAGAGGAATAGCGAACAGAACAAACGGTATTGGGGACTTGTCCTAAAGACCATCGCCGCGACCGCTTGGGTGCAGGGCAAGCAACACTCAGCCGATGTGTGGCACGAGTTCTTTGCTAGGAAGTTTGGCGTCTGTGAGGACGTGACGCTGCCCGACGGTGAGGTGGTCAGTCGGCGTAGAAGTACGACAGACATGAGCGTGTCGGAATTCACCACCTACATGAACGAAGTTGAGTCCTACGCCGTGCAGAGCTTGGGGGTGGTCTTTGAATAAGTATCCCTATGTGCGTAACAAACGCATCCTTGAGTTCTGCCGCACGGTGCCTTGTCAGTCGTGTGGAGTGTCGGACGGCACTGTGGTCGCAGCACATTCGAACCAAAGCATTCATGGCAAGGGCATGGGCATCAAGGCTTCAGACCAATTTGTAGCTGCGATGTGCCGCGCTTGTCATTACGAGATCGACCAAGGCAGTCTGTGCCGACAGACCAAACAGATGATTTGGAACGAAGCCCACGAGCGCACCAAGAGGCTTTTGCAGCTAGAAGGACTTTGGCCCGATGAGCAACCCTGAAGAACTATTCGCCCTGCACCTTCGCGCCATGCGGGTGATGCCACCGGTGCGAGAGTACAAGTTCCATCCCAAGCGCCGGTGGAGGCTCGACTTCGCGTGGCCTGATGATCTGATCGCCGTTGAGATTGAAGGCGGCGTGTGGACGGGTGGAAGACACACAACAGGCGTGGGCTTCACGCTTGACTGCGAGAAGTACGCCGAAGCGATCTGCCGGGGTTGGACGATCCTGCGGGTCACAAGTGGACAGGTCAGCAACGGACAGGCGATTGATTGGCTTGTTAGGGTTTTCACCCTTAAAACACGCTAACATCTGACGACAATAGAGCTTTTACGGGACTAAATGATGACGCTCTCACCTAACAAACAAAAGAACCCCCTTGGTTGGCCTTTCGGAGCCTTACCACCCAAGGTGCTGTCGCGCCTGCTTGCCGAGCAGAAACGCGACAAGATTGCCAAGGCTCCACCCGCACCCTTCTAAGTGAAAGACAAGACATGAAACAGATAGCACAAGCCTTGGTCAAGGCGCAAAAGGCATTCGCCCCTGCGCTGAAGACTTCCTCAAACCCCCACTTTAAAAGCCGATACGCCGACCTTGCCGCCTGCGTCGAGGCAGTCATCGATGCGCTGAACGCAAACGGCATCGCCCTGATTCAGCAGACCCACGAATGCGAATCAGGCGTGATTGTGGAAACCGTCCTGCTGCACGAGTCCGGGGAGCAGATGACCGGGGGCAAGCTCCATGTGCCTGCCGCCAAGCAAGACCCGCAGGGCTATGGCTCGGCTTTGACCTATGCCCGCCGGTATTCGCTTATGGCGACCTGTGGAATCGCCCCTGAAGACGACGACGGGAATGCCGCTTCTAAGCGCCCTGACCCCGATTACGCCGCTTTTGAGCGTCAGTGGCTACCCATGCTCCAAGACGCTGCAATGGAAGGCGTGGCGGCCTTAAATAAGCAGTTTGCGGCTATGCCCAACACGGGACAGAAGCGTGCTTTGTGGGCAGCGCATGGGCCTTCCCTCAAGAACGCAGCGGAGAAGGCGGGGGCATGATCATGAAAACATATGACGGTGGGCCTGCATTCCCCCAAGAACGAACATTGCCTTGCGGGTCACATGAAGAATGCGAAGGGCTTTCGATGAGGGATTACTTTGCCGCAAAAGCATTGCAATCTTTTATGTTGGTGTACGGCCAAAACGAAGGTCATCTTACGGGCATGGACGACGACACCTTGGCACAAGCCGCATATTGCACGGCAGACGCAATGATTAAGGCAAGGGCGCAATGATGGAACAGAAGTCACCTGAATGGTTCGCCGCCCGCTTGGGCAAGGCCACCGCATCCCGTATTGCCGATGTAATGGCAAAGACGAAGACCGGCTACGGGGCTTCGCGTGAGAACTACCTGATGGAGCTTGCCTTAGAGCGCATCACCAATGCCCAAGCGCCGTCGTTTATGAACGCCGCGATGCAATGGGGTGTTGATCAGGAACCCGCAGCCCGGTCAGCTTATGAGTCCACAACAGGGAACTTCGTGACCGAGGTCGGGATGATTGAGCATCCCACGATCCCCATGTCCGGGGCGTCGCCTGACGGGTTTGTCGGGGAGGATGGGCTGATTGAGATCAAGTGCCCCGAGTCCAAGCAGCACCTGAAGAACCTGTCCACTCGCAAGCCTGATACGAAGTACGTCTATCAAATGCAGTGGCAGATGGCTTGCACGGGTCGGAAGTTCTGCGACTTCGTGAGCTATGACCCCCGCTTCCCTGACCACCTTCAACTGATGATTGTCAGGGTTGACCGCGATGACGCACTGATCGCGGACATTGAGAAGGAAGTGCGTTTGTTTCTAGATGAAGTGACCAAGATGGTCGAAAGGATTGCAGCATGATG